TAGTTTTGCAAAGTTTTTTAGTGCGATTACGCACATGTTAACAAATCAAGCAGATGTCGTGGATGCCCAAAAGGCTTTTCACGATGATGTCGTCCGAACCATTGAGACTATCACAGAGGGAGAGTAGATTATGCCAGCTCCAGAAAAGCCAGCAACAACTCCATCACTCCCAGGCAAATTAGCCAAACGAACCGATGGCGGAGTAGCATCAAAGCAAGCAGTACGTTATGCATCAGGTATGCCATACGGTGAAGGACAGGATTTCTTAGATATCCAATCTTCAGCAGCAATGGAAAAAGCAACACCAGTACGCCCAGCTGCTTTACCAAGTATGGCAGCAGCAGCACCAGCAGGACAAGATGTAGTACCACTTAATGCTCCTACGCAAAATCCTAATCAACCAGTAACACATGGTGCTGATGCAGGAGCAGGTCCAGGTATGGATTCATTAGGTTTGAATACGGCAAACAATGTTCAAGATCAAGCATTTACACAACAGCTTGCTTCTTATATGCCAGTACTTATGTACATTGCTTCTCGTTCAGACACTTCCCCTGAAACACGTAATGTTATTCGACAGCTTCGGGAGAACATGTGAGCGTATGGAACAGACTGGGGCAATTCGCTAAAGATATTGGTGGTGCAGTTGCATCACCTGCCAAGTTCGCTTGGGATATTGCGACAGCCCCCTTTAATAATGATGCACACTTCAATGGCGTAGCCAATACACTTGCTACTGCCACAAAGAATTTAGGTACATCAGTATTAAAACCTGTTGCAGATATTGCTTCAGCTCCTGGTATTTCACAAGCTGTTAATGCAATCAATACAGTTAACCAGAATGTAATTCGTGAGCCTTTAGCTACGGCTGCTCTTGCAATTGGTGATACTCTTAGTGGCAAAAGTAATGTCTTTGATCCTAATGAATGGAAAAAAGCCTACCAAGGCGCACAAAGTATTTCATTTGGCCAAGCAGTTGCTGGAATTCCTGTTGGAATTGCCAACGATAAATTTAATATCTACGATCCAGCGCAACGTAAAGCAGCTTTCAAAGATAGCATGTTTGGTATGCTTGGTTCTGGCGCACTTGACTTTGGAATTGAATTTGCTGGAGACGTAACTCTTGGTCTTGGTAAAGGAGTCAAAGCTCTTAAAGCAAGCGAATATGGCGTTGGAGCTATTACTAATGCTGATAAAGCAGCTCACGCAGCAGAACAAATTACTAAAGCGGCAGCTGGTGAACAAAACCGTTTTACTAAAGTTATTAAAAATTTTACTAATAATGATGCGACTTATGCTATTAACCATCCAATGGTTAAAGCATCGAATGAACCAGGTCTTCTTGCTCACCTTTTAGGTGCATCTAAAGATGAGCAGACTACATCAGAGATTCTTCGTACAGCACTTGGCGATCAACATGCAATGAATGATCTTGCAGCTAGACGTCCAGATATTACACAAGCAATTAACAATGCTAATAAAACTATTGATGAGTTTGATAAGTTTAAGGCTAACCTTGCATCAGATGCAGTTATCTTTCCATGGGAAGGACCGACTGTAGTAGCGGAAGCTAAAGCAGCACTTGAGGCTTCTATTCAACATGATGAGCAAGTTGCAAAACTTATGCAAATTGGTGCTGGTGGCGGTTCGCTTACACGCACAACTGGTACAACACTTCAGGGTGTTGAAGACTTTGTTGCTAAAGCTCGCTCAACTGCTTTTTATGACAAAGCAGTTGGTTCACCTATAGTTAAATTTTATCAAGCAACACCATTTCATCGTATGTATCAAGTCATCAGCCAGGCAGAACATGAACGTCCAGCAGGACTTGCAGATGTTAATGATCCAGATTCATATAAAGAAATTGTTGCTACAATTGAGCGTGGACGCAAACTTGCTAAATTCAGCGAAGACCAAAGTAAATTTCATTTGGATAACTATATTCAACAGACTACCCCTGAAGGGCGTAATGATGCAATTCATTATTTAGAAAAGAATATACTTACAAGTCTAGCAACAAAGCATGGGTTAACAGAAGATCATGCAATGGCTATTTGGCAGCAGGCCCATGAGGCACGCACATCTGCTGTAAATGCAATTAAAAAAGATGGCTTTATGGTTGATCAAGATAAAGGTTTAATTAGTTCACCTGTTTTTGAATCACAGACTGCTAACTTTACTCCAATTATGGATTTTGATTTAATGAATCGCTTACTCAAGCGTCATAACTCAGCCATCTCTATTCTTGGTCGTACTAAAGATACAACAATTCATTATGCTGATATTTTACAAGATGCTTTTAAGGCAGCTGCACTGCTTCGTGGCGGTTATACAATCCGTAACGGTATTGATTCTCAGCTGCGTGTAATAGCATCTGTCGGTGCAATGGCTTCAGTTCGCCATCTTGGTGCTGGTATGAAGAATATGATGTTTGATACTATCAAAGCACCTCAAACTTTAGTAGATCAGTTTAAGTTTTTGCCTAACAAAACTGCTAAAATAGCAGATGCAGTTAAAACAAATAATGAACTAACAAAAGAAATTAGCACTCTTAATTCTCGCATAGCAGAACTTGAAGGTGGGCCAGGAAGCGGAGCAAGATTCCATCCTGATTCAGTTGTAGCTGCCCGTGAGGGCGCACAGTCATATGCGGATAAAATGGGTATTCCTTATGATCAAACAATAGATTACAAAAATCTTAAAGCTGATAAAGCCCGTGCTGCAAAAATTGCAGATGAATACGATAAGCTTCCATCTTATGATAAAGCAGCTATTCCACAATATGATGCTTTAATTAAAGAAGTTAAGCAGCAGTATGATCATATGGTTAATGATCTTGGAGTCAAGGTTGAATTTGTAGATCAAGACCCATATAAGAATTCTAAAGAGATGATGGCTGACGTAAGTCAGGGTCGCTTAAAAGTCTTAAAGACTTCAAGTACAAGTCCTCATCCTCATATGACAAACGAAGAAAATGATATGTTTCGTGCTGTCCATGATTACTTTGGACATGCAGCAACTGGTCGGGGTTTTGCACAGAACGGTGAAGAAGCTGCTTGGGTACATCACTCACAGATGTTTTCACCAGATGCTCGCGCTGCTCTAACTACTGAAACACGTGGGCAAAATTCTTGGTACAACACACGTGGCAAAGGATTTGCTGAACAAAAAGTTGCCATTCTTCCAAAAGAATATCATGCTATTACTTCAGACATTGCACGTGTTGGAGATACACCATTAAATGCTGACACTCTTGCTGAAATAAACACGCTTAAAAATCTTCTTGAAGAAAAAACAATGGTTAAATCTCATTATGGTTCGCTCATTGAGCGCATGTCTTCTAAGAATTACAAGACTCGCATGGGTACTGAAGGCATGGTTGAACATACTACTAGCGATGGTCAAAAGTATCAACTTTATGATGCATTTGGTGGACCATTAGGAGATATGTTCCGTCAGCTTAACTCGTCTGCTGGTACATATTCACGTTTAGTAGATTCTAACTCAGACTTTTTAGCATCTAAACTTTCTTCTAAAGGTATTGGCGCTATTGAACCTGGCGCACCTAGATATGAAGCCGAATTAGCCAATACTCTTAATAGAGATTTTGCCAACTCTGCTGCAATCCGTATGCTTGCTAAGGGAATGAAGCCAGCCGATGTTGCTGATTGGCTTAAACATGACGTTGGTGGACAAGATCTTCGCAAACGCCTAGATACGCAGTTTCTTAAGTCAAAGAAAACAGGCAAAGAAGAACGATCAAACCTTGGCCTTAACTATGACGAAGTAGATAATTATGTTGCAAAGATTAACGGTTTTCTTGACGCTTATCTTCCAGCATCAAATCAAGTCCTTCGTGATAAACTAGCAAAGCGTGAAGTAATCACTGAGCAAGATATTAAAACCGCTCATACTGGAATTGATGAAGCAGATAAACCAGTAATTCACGGTAATGTGCTTGCTGAAAACATTAAGAATAATTCTCTAATTAGCATTAGAGGAATTACTGATGGTTTATTTAAGTTTCTTGGAACAATGCCAGAAGATGCTTGGGCTAGACACCCGCTATATCGCAACCTTTATCAAGATGAAGTAAGACGTCGCTTAGACTTAATGGAAGGGTTAAAGAAGGATCGTTTAACTCCAGCTGAGCAACAAGAAGTGATGAATAAAGCACATGACTTTGCACAACGTGGCGTTAAAAATATCTTGTTCAACATTGAGCGTCGCACAAATCTTGCTACTCATCTTAAGTTTATTAGTCCTTTCTTTTCTGCACAAGAAAATGCAGTAAAGACATGGGCTAAAATGGGTATAAATAACCCAGCTATTATTAATCGTGGTGCCATCATCTGGAACGCACCTAACCGTGCTGGTCTAGTTACAGATCAGAATGGTAAGCCAGTTCCAGCAGGCCAATCAACTGCTCAAGATACTATCTGGCTTGAAATGCCAGACTGGGTAAAGCGTCTTCCTCTTATTGGTCCTGGTGTCTCAGCACTTTCCCAACAAGGAATTCCAAAACAATCTCTTGATATTATTTTCAGCGGTGGATTAAATACACTTTATGGTGGCAAAGCATCAGTTCCATTCAATGATATTATTCCAATTGGTCCATACGTTGCAATTCCTGCGTCTGAATTGGCTAAACGTCAACCAGTATTTGAGGATTGCTTAAAGTGGGCATTACCATTTGGTCCTGTTAATGGTCCAGCCTATGAAGGCTTACTTCCAGCATGGGTCAAAAGAGCGCAGACATTGTTTGCTGGTCAAGATAGTCAGGAATATGTACGCGCTTACCAATTAATTCATACAACTGAAATGCATAATGCTAAAGCAGACGGCAAGCCAATGCCATCTGAGGCAACAATCAAGCGCATGACAGATGATTATTACAAGATGCGTATTGTCGCTAACTTGATTATGCCTTACTCTCCAAAGTTTGATAGTCCATACCGTTTGTACTTAGATAAGTACCGCGAATACCAACGTACTTACACTGGTCTTGGCGAAGCAGATGCTAAGTTCCTTCAAGATTATCCAGACTTTTTTGATTTTGCTGTAAGCTTATCTTCAAACAAAACTGGTGCCTTAGCAAGTCAGGGAACATATGCCAATATAAAGAAGTATGGCGATCTTGTTGCCTCTGTCTATAAGGATGATCCAGCATTAGTTGGTTTAATTACCAACAACCCAACTGGTAATAACTTCTCTCAAGCAGTCTATGACTGGCAGTATTCAACTAAGGTTGGTCCAGGACTAGCAGATAATTTCCGTGGTAACGCAAGTGCCGCTGATGCTGAAAAACAGAATCAGATTAAACTTGGTTGGATTAAATACCGCAATGTTATGAATCAAATTGATGCTGAACTTGCCAACCGCAAGATTTCTTCTATTACTCAAAAGGGTGCAGAAGATCTTAACATTATTAAGCAGCTAACTATACGCGCTCTTTCTTACCAAAAGGATGCACAAGGAAAGCCTATACTAGATGCTGGTGGGCAACCAACTATAACACCTTGGTTTGAAAACTATCGTGATTTAGATGGAACAAAAGTACTTCGTGTTATCACTGGCTTAAATAAGATTGTTAACGATCCTAAGTTTCTTAAAGGTAATACCGATGCACAAGGTAACCTTAATAAAACATGGGCATCTGTAGCCACATATCTTCAAATACGTCAGCAACTTTCTAATGAACTTGCTAGTCGTCCAGTAAAAACTATGTCAGCTAAAGCAAATGCTGACGTAAATGCTGTATATGAATTAGCTGTCAAAAAGTTAAAAGAAGGCAATATCGGATTTGGTGACATCTACGATAGATACCTTTCACAAGACCAGGTTTATTACAAGAACATTTCCGAAGCTGCATTACAAGGAGCGCAACAATGACAACTGGACCATCACCTATTCAAAAAGGTGCAGCTGCAATGGGTGCCACAACAGGCAGTGCAACTTCAAAAAGTTCTAGTCCATTAAATAATGTTTTGTCTGGCCTTGGAATTACATCAGCAGATATTGCTGCTATGGCTTCTACTAGCGGAACAAGTACAGCAAGTGGGCCTAGTGGAGTTACAACTAGAACTACCTATACAACTGGAAGCCAAGTAGCAAATATCAATACTATCTGGCGCCAGTACACAGGTAAAGATGCATCCACTAAGCAGGTTAATGCTATTACAGCAGCTATCAATGCAGCAATGCAGGCAAATCCAGATAAAAGCACTAACACTGGTGGAAATTATTCAACAACATCAAAGGTTGTTGGAGCTGACCCAAATGAAATTATTAAACAACAAGCATTGCAAGACCCTTCAACTCCTAGTTATCAAGCAGCAACTACTTATTATGATGCAATGATGCAAGCAATTAAAGGACCTTTGGGCGGTGGATACTAATGGCAAGTAAGAAATATACGCTTAAAAAAGGTCAATGGACCGATCAAGTAATTAACATTTTAGGTGTAGATAAAAATCTACCTTCAGGAAATGTAACCGTTGTACACAATGCAGACGGTTCATTAGCTGGTTATCTTCAAGATGGTGCGCTTTACGCACCTGGAGAAAAAGCTCCAAAGAAAACTCCTGATTCAAATGATTTGTTTGATACATTAGAAGCTGAAAAAGTCAAAGCTCGCAGAGCTAGTGCTATTATTGATAACGCTACACCAGGATCATCTGAGTTTGTAAATGCAACAAATGATTTTGCTGCCGCAAATAAAAAAGCAGCAGCACTTCAGAAACAATATGAAGATACTAAGGCTGCTGAAAAGACAGCAGCAGCAGGTAAAAAACAAGCGGCAACCAATAAATCTACAACAACATTGGCACAAGCTGCTATTGATGAAGCTACTGCCGCAAAACAAAGAGCATTAGCAAAAAATCCAAATGCTGATGTAAAAAGTTACGATACTATTATTCAAGGCGCAAAGAATCAAATTAGCCAAGCTAATGCGCCAGTAGCTGGACAATCCCCAATAGAAAAAGGTGCTGCTGCGCTTGGTACTTCAACAGCGGCAGCGGCAGCAGTAGGGCCTAATTACAAAAAAGCACCACCAGCTATTTCTGGCGGGGCAGCAACAGTTGTTCCATCAAAAACTTTAACACCTGGCAAAACACCTGGTAAAACTTCTGGCGTAGTTATACCAACCGCTGACCAAGTAACTGCTGCTGCTCACGCAGCATTGCAAGCAATGGGTGCAACCGCAGGTGGTTATACAGTTCAAATGGGATTGATTGAATCAGATCCAAGCCTTAAAGAACTTTTCTATAATGATGTTTATCTTCCAATATCACAAGGTAAGGCACCAGTAGCAGCTGCTAAATTTCAAGCAGATCTTCTTAATACCAAATGGTATAACAGCTATATTGAACCTGCACGCGAGGCAGAAGCTATTAAGTATGGCGACCCTGCTACATGGGCTGCATCAGTTGAATCAGCTACAACTATTGTTCGCAATAGTGCGCGTGACTTAGGTTATGATATTAGCCCAGAGCAAATTGCAACTACAGTTGATATGTTTCTTCATAAAGCTGGCGGTAAAGCAGAATCATTAGTTGGCTTACCACTTGCAGAACTTAAGACTTACATTACAAGTGTTGGAAAACTTAATGCATCTGGCGGTCTTGCTGCATCTGGCATAGCAAACCTTAAAAGTATTGCTGCTGATTACGGTGTTGCTCATTTATTTGGTGCTGGCGATGACTGGTTTAAGACACAGCAAGATGCAATTCTTAAAGGAACAACTACTCAAGCAGCTGTTGAGCAAGCAATTAAAACAGCAGCTAAGTCTTCTTATGGCGCTTTGTCTAGTCAAATTGATGCTGGTCTAACAGTTAAATCAATCCTTTCACCATATGCAAACCTTACTGGAAGTATCTTAGAGATTGACCCAAATGCTCAAGATATTTCAGATCCTAAGTTTGCAAGCAATGTATTCATTCAGGATCCAGCAGATCCAAGCAAGCAAATACTGAAGCCTTTATGGCAATATCAACAGGATCTAAAGAAAGATCCTCGTTGGGCTTATACAAATAATGCACGTGCTGATTTAGACAGTACAGCACATAGCGTTCTAACCAGTTTGGGGTTGACATACTAATGCCATCATTAGACGCAATCAAAGATGCAGCACTTGCTAAGGCAGCTGCTGATAAAGCCGCAGCTGCGGCAGCAGTTACTGCTCCAGTTTCAGAGCGTACTGGTACTGTCGCTCCATTAACAGCAACGCAAATACAAGCAGCTGTTAGCAAGCTTAGTTCAGGAACGCCATTAACTGATACTGAAAAAATTGCCCTTGGATTACCAACAGTCGCTGCACCAACAGCTGCAACTCCTGTCACGCCTGCAATTCCTGTTAATCCAGTTGTTCCTGTTAAGCCTGTAACTCCTGTTAATCCAGTTGTTCCTGTGACACCTGTCGCTCCAGTAGCACCAGCTGCTCCAACAAAAACAGCTATTGGTACTCAAATGGTAACTCTTAATGGCAAGCAAGTTATGATTACAACCTGGAGTGACGGTACTACCACTCAAACAGATTATGGTTCAACCGTCAATCAAGACAATGCGATTGCAAATCTTACTTCAATGTTTGCTGCATATGGTCTGGGTGGAGATTTTGCTAACGCAATTAAAGACATGGTTATCAAAGGTTACACAGCAGATACTATTAGCCTTATTGCTCAAGATCCAAATAGCACTAACCCATTAGCGATTGCTTTTCAAACACGTTTTGCTGGTAATGCTGCACGCATTAAAGCAGGTATGGCTCCACTGGCGCCAGCTGAATATATTGCAACTGAACGCGCTTATCGTCAAGTAATGGAAGCAGCTGGATTGCCTAAAGGTTTTTATGACAGTAATAGCGACTTTACAGCTTTCATTTCAAAAGACATTAGTCCAACTGAAATTAAATCTCGCGTAGATGCAGCAGCAGAATCTATTGCAAATGCCGATCCATTCTATAAAAGCTCGCTTATGTCAATGTATGGATTATCAACTGGCGATATGATTGCTCACGTACTTGATCCACAGATGGCGCTACCACTTCTTCAGAAGCAAGCAGAAGCAGTCAAGATTGGTACAGCAGCAGCCCGTCAAGGTTGGGGCATTAGCGCAACTGGTGCAGAAAATCTTTATACACAAGGCGTTACATATGCACAAGCACAGCAAGGATTTAAGACTGTTGCTGGTATGCAAACAGAACAGCAACGACTTGCTGAAATTTGGGGTGGAGATGCAGCAGCACAAGGTCAAAACCTTGTTGCGGCTACCTTCGGTACAGCGGGTGCAGCATATGCTGACCAGCAAATCAAAGCTTTACAACAGAAAGAAATCAATGCTTTCAGCGGTGCTTCAGGAGTTGCCAAGGGCAGCTTAGGTGTAAGCACGGAACAAACAGGCGGCAACCTGTAACAACATAGACCTACCTCTAACGACTGGCGTAGAGGTTATGTAACTAAAGACCAGTAGTGGAAGCCAACACTCTTTCCCCTGAGAGGTGTTGCGGTCTGCGATCAACTAACTAACAAGGGAGTGCCACATGGCAAACCAATATGAAGATGACGATGACGACAACTTGGACATAGATCAGACTCAGTCTGACGAAAATGGTCCAGCCAACTTACGCAAGGCATTGCGCCGTGCTGAGAAGGAAAAGAAAGAACTTACGGAACAGCTAGCAAGTATCCAACAGGATCTTCGTTCTCGCTCCGTCAAGGAAGTATTGGCATCGAAAGGCGTACCTGACAAGGTCGCCAAGTTTATTCCTGGCGACGTAAGTACGCCTGAGCAGGTCGAATCTTGGTTAACAGAAAATGCCGATGTTTTCGGTATTCAAATTAACGAAGACACTGCTCCGTCTGAGGAAAAACCAAATACAAATGCAATGCAGGTGCAACGTATTAACGCTGTAACCCACAATGCAAATACTCCATCCCGCGATCAAGATACAGCAGCAAAGCTTGCAGGTGTCAAGACCAAGGAAGAACTGGACATGATTGTGTTTGGCGAGTCACTAAGCCGCCGCAGACGTTAATCCATCCGCACACTAAACCCTCATAGAAAGAAGGTGAAAAATGGCATATACAGATACATCAGGCTCGTCTCTAGGTACATCCCTAGTACAGACAGCGTATGATCGTTATGTTGAATTCGCACTTCGTGCTGTTCCACTTATCCGCGACGTAGCGGACAAGCGTCCAGTACAACAGGCGATGCCTGGCTCATCAGTCGTTTTCCAGATTTACAACGACATGACAGCCGTAACAGCTCCACTCACTGAAACTACTGATCCAGACGCAGTTGCTATTGGCAACACAACTCCAATCACAGTTACTTTGAACGAATACGGAAATGCTTCACTTGCTACTCGCAAGTTGGAACTTTTCTCACTATCAGACGTTGATCCAGCAATTGCTGACATCATCGCCTTCAACATGGCTGACTCACTTGATACAGTTGCATTACGTCAATTGAACTTCGGTTCAAACGTAATCGCTGAAACAGGTGCTACAGGTACAGCTATCAGCACATACGCAGCTGGCTACACAAACGGAACATCACAAGCCTTGATTCAGAATACTTCTGTAATCAAGTCTCGCGACATCCGTCTTGCTGTTGCAAAGCTACGTGCTAACAAGGTTGTCCCACGCCAGGGAGAATACTACTGGTGCGGTATCCACCCAGAAGTTTCACACGATCTTCGTGCTGAGACTGGAGCAGGTGGATGGCGCGATGACCATAAGTACTCAGAGACAGGTTCATCTGAATTCTGGCCAGGTACTATTGGTACATACGAAGGCGCAATGTTCGTAGAATCACCACGTTTGTTCAATACAACAGACGGTTCAGGTGCTTCAGGCGCAACAGGTACTTTCGGAAACTCAGACTACGTATATGGTACAGGTGGCGTTCGCGTTTATCGTACACTCGTAGCTGGAAAGCAAGCACTTGCAGAAGCAGTTGCTGAAGAGCCACACGTAATCTTCGGACCAATTGTTGACAAGTTGATGCGTTTCCGTCCAATCGGATGGTACGGTGTATTGGGCTTTGCTCGTTACCGTGCGCCAGCATTGGTTCGTATCGAGTCTTCTTCATCAATCAACAACGCTTAATTTAAGCAATGGTTACTCCCCGTCTTCGGGCGGGGAGTAACACCCTTAATCTTATGAAAGGTAGCACATGGCTTACTTGCTAAAACCACCTACAGTCAAAGAAGGCCCAGCTGGTTTTGGTCGTTTGTTCTGGCGCTACAAGATTGACCGTGGAGATTCTCTCCTAGTCTTTGGAACATCGGTAGTGCGCCAGCGCACACCAGCAGTACAAGATACACAAACAGCAGATTATTGCTATCTAGGTGGGCATGAATACATCCTCTCAGATGCAGAATACACAATTTTGGTTAACGCTGGTTACGGCGCTTACATCACAACCGTATAGGAGATAATGTGAATCCAGGTAGATATAACATTAACGTGTACAAGGGAACAACTTTTACATTAGCACCTGTATGGAAGATTGATAATCTACCAGTTGACATTACTGGCTATACAGCTGATATGCAGGTTCGCTATGCAACAGATACAGCCATCATTGTTGAATTGTCAACAGCTAATGGTCGTGCAGTAATCAGCGGCGCACTTGGTAAAGTAACCCTTACTCTTACAGCATCACAGACAGCAGCCCTTGCTGCTAACAATTACATTTATGATCTAAACTTGACAGCTCCAGATTCAACTGTAACAAAGATTCTTACAGGTGCATTTGTAGTAGCAGAGTCGGTGACACAATAATGGCAGTTACAGTCAATAGCATTTCTACTGTTGAAATCCCAGTAACTACCAACGTCTATAATGTGGCTTCGCCACAAACAACTATTCTTGAACTAGGCCCAGTTGGTCCACAAGGTCCACAAGGCGGCACTGGTCAGCAAGGCTCAACTGGAGCCACAGGTGCGACAGGTAGCACTGGAACCACTGGTAACACTGGAGTCACAGGTTCTACTGGCCCTACAGGTCCAACAGGCTCTACGGGCCTTACAGGGGCTACAGGAGCCACTGGAAGCACTGGTGGTACAGGTTCAACTGGTGCTACAGGTAGCACAGGTTCCACTGGATTAACTGGTGCAACGGGAGCTACTGGAAGTACAGGCGCTACAGGCAGTACTGGTACAACAGGAAATACTGGAGCAACAGGCTCTACTGGGTCAACAGGTTTAACAGGCGCAACAGGCGCCACAGGAAGTACAGGAGTTACAGGTGCAACAGGTAATACTGGGCCTACTGGCCCTACTGGTTCCACTGGCAGCACTGGGCTTACTGGTGCTACTGGATCAACAGGAGCGACAGGTTCTACAGGTTCTACAGGAGCAACGGGTGCCAACAGCACTGTTGCAGGTCCTACGGGAGCAACTGGTCCGACTGGTCCGACTGGTTCAACAGGGCTTACAGGTGCGACGGGCGCTACGGGTGTTACTGGCGCAACGGGTAGTACAGGCTCCACTGGACCTACAGGAACTACGGGTAGCACGGGAGCAACAGGAAGCACAGGACTTACTGGCGCTACTGGGCCAACAGGATCTACAGGAAGTACTGGCCTTACGGGTGCGACGGGAGCAACTGGTTCTACAGGAGCAACTGGCTCAACAGGATTAACAGGTGCTACAGGAGCGACAGG